CTTCAACCGTAACGATGTCGAATCCCGTCAGTGTTGTTGCCTTTACCTTCGTCTGAATATCGGTTGTGATGGAGCCGCCCGCTATGCCGTAGTTGGTGAATACCATGCCCGACATATCAGCAAGGAACGGTGGGTATTTGCCCGTGGGCTGAAGGAAATGTGTATCTATGTAATCTATATCGGTGATGGATGTGCCGAATCCTGCCCACTTTTTCCCTTCCCACTGGCCGCCTGCGTTTTCGGAAACCACATCGTCAATGTCGGAAGAAACAGTTTTCATCAAGCTGTCTTCGGAGAGGGATAGCTTATAAGTAGAAAACTTGATAAACGATACGCCGTTCGGAACGGTGTATGTCCCCGTGTTGGTTATCCAACTGCCGTTGCTCCCCGTGCATTGTACGGACTTCGCTTTTATATAGGTTTTCTCCGAATCATACGCCGCAATCACGGGGCATAGCGTCCCGATGGATTTCAGCGTGTACGCAAGCACATCCCCCTCATTCACAGGGATAAAACCCGAAATTCGGGAATCGTTATTTGCGGTTTCCGTGCCGTCACTGTAAGCGATGTAAGACTTGTACAGGGTAGCCGAATGGTACAGGTCTGACGTTTTATTGATTACGATATGGTTCTCAATGTCGGAAACATCGGAAACGATTTGAGAGATTTTTTTCGTGTCTTCAATGAGTTTGGAGTTGCGTGTAATCGCAACATCATCCATTTTGCTCGGAGTATGTAATGACAAGCGGAAATAATACCCCGAATCATTATCGAAAACATACGGGTCATTTACGCCGTAGACCGCTGTGCCGTCTACATAGGTATAATCGTTGCCGTCATATGAATAACGGATAACATACAGCTCGGCCTGACCAGCCGTCACATCGTGGTAGTCCGCTTCTGCGAGATATTCTTCTGTTCTCCTTTTTCCAGTTTGGGAATCGGGTACTCCTGTTGAGGGCGATATTCCGCCGACTTCCCATGCCACGGAAACAACAGGGTACTCTTCATCGGCGAGGTTATTAATTGCGCTCAAAGCGTTAGCAACGTCCGTGTTGAGTTCGCTGATTTCTTTGCCGACAGTGCCGGATGTATAGGACGCCTCGTCATTGTACGAGACCTGTCCTGCGTTGATCGCTACGGGCTGCCCGGCCTTCTGGAGGCCAGCTCTATACCCGTAAATAAATTCACTATCAGTAGGATGTGGCATAGCTTACTCCTCGCTCTGAAAGCTGAACTGAGGCACCCAGTCCCCGGTCTTCTCCGAGAAGAAGAACACTTCTCCGGTGTCCACCTCGATCATGATCGAACCCGTCGCGATGTCGACGGTGGGCTTGTCATCGGTGCTTTCACACGCTCCCTCGACGAGCTGGAGCTGCTTGTTGTTCGCCCGGTCGAAGAAGGTGCTTACTTTAAGCATCCGTACCATTATCGTTTCCCTCCGTTTCATTAACTTTTCCTTCGGCGTTGTAGTACTCGCCTCGGATGATTCTTACGTCACCGCCCTCGACCGGAGGGAGGTTCCAGATCTCTCTGACGTCGTTTATGCTCATGATTCCTCTGTCGAGGAGCTGCGCCGATACGTCAAGCTTGTCTTTGTTCGCCATGTACTGAAGCCGGTTCGCCGTCGCCATGACGATGTTGCCCTCGGTCTGTTCCCTGAAGGTGAACAGCATCCGCGTCATGACGTCGCTGAACTGGATGGCGAACGGTTCTATCGCGCCTTCGTAGAAAGCAGACCAGGCGTCGCCGTATGCCTGATTCTGAAGAACAGATTCATTCACCCCGAAATACTCGAACACGTTGTCCTTGATGATTTTCATCTGCTCCGCGTCAGCTGTGAACGGCTTGGCGGATACTTGCTGGACGTTCGTGTAAGTGTTCGGGAATAGGAGAAGGCCGCCGCCCTGGGCATCTCTTGCGAAGTTCTCCTCCGTGAATCTCTTTCGCTCGTTGGCCAGATCCTCGGCAGTGGCAAAGTTGTTCAGCGTCGCCATGAAGCGATAGGTGGCGGCGCTCTTCACGCCTTCCTCGATGCCCTGATTCTGGATCGTGATCAGATCCATCGTCGGGAACAGAGCGTGGTTATCTTCGCCGAAGAAATCTGACTTGTACTGGTACTTTGTCAGTATCCCGCAGTAGTCCAGCTCTATCGCTGCCTTTACGCCTTGCGAGAACTCATAGCGAAGATAGGGAACTTTGTTGTACTGGACTACCGTGCACTTGGAGGGGAGCGGGGTGAAGACTCCGGAGATCTCCCCGAACTTATCGTAGACAGGTACGATAAACGCGGTGTTGTGCATGTCCAGTATCGTGGACGTTCGGTAAAGGAACTGTCCCCACGTCTGTAACTGGTTCGGGCCGTGGCGCAGTTTGTTCTGGAGCGCCGGTTTCGCGGCGCCTTGCAGTTCGACCTTCAGCTTGGAGATGTGAGTCGCCCTGGCGCCTATCGCCGCCCTGATCAGCTCGCTCTCGTAGAGGTCTTTATTCCAACTCGAGAATGTGGGCGAGTTCCCGTTCAGCAGACGGAACTCGGACGCCACTCCCGTTGGTTTCGGCCTGTTCTTGAACAGGAAATCAAACAAGCCCATGTCTCACCTCATCATTCATTTTTCAGCCGACCCCCTATCTCTGCGAAGTGCTTCTGTCGGACGCACATCGCGTCGAGCAGAGCCGCCATGCCGTCGATTCTCGTCCTCTGTCCGACCTTTACCAGTCTCACCTTCTGGGCGTCGTTCTCCGATTTCAAAGCGGAGTTCAGAACGTGAGACACTAAAAGGTTGTTCCCGCACCAGCTTATCTTTCTGTCTTTCACGATTCCCTCGAACTCCCGGATCACCGGCGTGAGGTTCGTGCCTTGGTAGACATCGTCCATATGGAAACCATAGGATTTCATATCCTGTACCAGGTATGCAGCTGAGTATCGGTCATATCCCACTTTCAGCGGTAATATCCGGTACTTTTCGACCATGTCCCGAAACCAGTTGAACACGTCATGATAGTCGACGTAGTTGTCTCCGGAGAGCGAGAGGAATCCCTTCTTGAGGAATATCTCATAGGGGACATTGTCTTCCGCCGTGGCCGTCTGCAATCGGGATGCTGGCATGAAGAAATGAGAATAGACGTGCAGTATTCCGTTTTTCTCTATTACAATGCAACAGCTCGTGAGGTCGGTCGTTTGAGACAGATCTATGCCGCCCACGCAATAACTATCACGATAGTCCTCCAGACGGAGTTCCTCGCCCAGGCAGTCGGTAACCTCTTTGGAGCCGAACCAAGCCGTTGTCGCATTCTGTTTTATGTTGCAGTATTTGCACATGAACTCGGCCCGCTTCGACAGGCTCTGTTCTGCGATGGCGATCTCTTCGAGCATGTAGTCAATCGGAATCGACACGCCGAGATTCGGGTTGCTTTTCTTCAGCTCGTTTATGTCTTTCCACTTCTCCGGATCGTCTATCGTGTAGATGATAGGGAGGAGGCGCTTCTCTTTCGAGTCGCCCAGGAGGAACCGTGTCGCCCGTGCAAACACCTCGTCATATATCGAGTCGGAAACGTAACCGGCAGTCGTGCAGGAGAGGAGAAGCCCTTCTGGTCGCGCACCCATGCCCGATTTCATGACCTCATACTGCCGTAGCCCCTTCTGGCCTTCCCACGCCGCGATCTCGTCACATACGCATAAGCTCGGGTTGAATCCGTCAGATGTTTTTGCGGAAAAGGCAATCTTTTTTACTGTCGAGTTTGTCCCCGGGATGGACAAGTCTGACTGCCTATGTCGTGCCAGCATTGAGTCATCATGGACTTTAAGCCTTTGTGCGTTCTTCTCGGACGTGAACTCTTTCAGCTTCTGCCAGTCCGGGTCGAGTTGTATCATCGCCCATATGTTGTTATAGATGATGTCTGCTTGCTCCAGCTTCGGCGCAAGGCAGTAGACCCGCGTCCCGAACCCGCCTTCCATCTGAAACTCGTAATTTGCAATCGCCGCAGCGAGAATCGACTTTCCGTTCTTCCGCGCTACCACCATCAGGATCTCGCGGAACTGTCTGTTCCCTTTATCATCGACGATACCGAAGATTGCGGAGATAAGCGCCTTCTGCCATGGTTCCAGCTTGAGCGCCTTCTTTGCATTTGGCCCTTCCGTGTGGAAACAATGCGTTTCTATCCACTCGATTGCGTTGTCCGCTTTGTCTTGGGCAAAGAAAAAGAGCTTGTCCTCCAAGCCCTTTGTAAGATATTCGTAAATAAGGCGCACCCACTTGCCGACGAGAATTTCCCCCGACTTAATTTTCTGGTAATACGCCCAAATATGGTTTTCTCCTCGCATCGTCATCGATGTTTCGTTATCTCTGGTGAGATTTGTGTTTTTCGAAAG